CACTTTACATGGTTTTACAACTGATCTTCAGATACCTTAGTTGCTAGGTAAAATTTGAGTTCCCCCAAATTTGCAACATTGTACTTTAAAATTAAAAACCTATTTCCAGTTTCCTGTATAATTTGCACAGACGCACACATACTCGTCGCCTTTGTAAAAATATTCAGGTACCTCAAACTGTAAAGACCCACAATATCAGGACTTTCATCTTGACAATCGATAATTGTTTCCTGATTTGCAAAATCGCCTTCACAACGAAGTTTAATTTTATTTCCAGACCGTTTTATTTCTATTTCGGAACCAATGTTACCCATATCACGACACAGCCTTTGAAAGTCTACAGAGGGGAGTGTGGTCACAGTGGTCATAGTAACTTCGGGAACTTCAATTCGACTTTCATTGATGTCCAACAATTTGAGTTGAAATTTCGTTTGAGTCTTTTTAGTTTCACTGGTGATTCCGATATCCATATATTCTTTTGAATTGATTTCAATTTTGAGGACATCGTTATTTGTAATTGTTTTGAGAAGTTTGAAAGTATTTGAAATATTTATTCCCGCGATGATTTCATCTTGGGTGCATTCATATTCTTCAAAATTATCGGCAGCTAAAAACATATCAATGAGGGAAGTTCTCGCTGTGTCCAACGTGACGATATACATTCCATGTGGTTTAAAGTATATGTTTACATCATTCAGTATGTCCTTGAGTACCTCGAATGTTGACTTAAAAGCTGATGCCTGAATGGTCACAAGTTTCATATCTAATAAATTACATGCGTCACATCTTTAAATCTGTATAAACATCACCCTTCGAAACATCCCTACTGATTTTCTCTTCGAGCTCCTTGGTCATCGCTGGTTGAAGTGATTTTCCATAATCATCTAACGTAAACAAGTCTGACTCAGCCCCACCATCGATTGAAGACATTGAGCATCCCATACCACCCAAACCACCAGAACTTACCTCGCGTGCAGGTAAAAGTGAGTCTAGCCAATTTTTTATTTCGTTACCCACGAGGATTTTACCATTTTTCGTGAGCATGGTGGGGACCCGGTTAATCTTAGTCTTATAGTTTGGTGGTATACCCTGTGTGTTTATGTTATGATAATGTACAAGCTGTTTCAACTGTTGATGTTTGTTAATATATTCGATTACATCCATTGAATGTTTACATCTCGGGCTGTATATCAGCAGAGACATATATTATATAGATTGCATTTTCTAAAAAAATATTAACGCATTATAGTAAAGATGAAATATATTTATATACTTCCACTGGTTGTATTATTTTTTATCCTGATGTCTAAGCGGGAGATGTTTGGGTTCGCTGGGTACACCAAACCAATCGAAAATGTCAAGTTGGATGATCCCAGACCAGACCTTTCCGACTATGATGAATCTGAGGCGAATATTGACAATGATATGATGGAGGCGTTCGTTCTCCAGGCAAATAAAGAGATCTCCAAACGTACAGGGGCGAATACCTATATAATCGAAACCACAGCGATCAAGAAATATGTATACACTGGTGAAGACAGTGGGAAGGGTACTATATATGAATGTATGTTTATGGTTGTAAAGAATGGTGGATTCTCATTTGGTTTCTCTACAGTTGCATCCTTCGAGGTGTTCGGTAGCAAGCCCCCGACACTTATCTCTATCCGCTCCCAGCCAATGGGTGTCCAGGTCCCTGTAAATGTGGGACCATTTGTAAATGACACAGAGGGTAAGGAATTTATTGAGTACAACCTCGTCAAAGAGAAGGCTGTACCATCCAAGGGTGAGTTGGATTCTGCCAAAAATAAGTTACAGTAATTGTAATGATTAGCATCAACGATGTTGTGAAAATCGACGAGAAGAAAAAGAAAATCAAAAAAGAAATTTATACAAAGATATACGAACAATTTGCAGCTAAGATTAAACAATCTGTTGAACTTGGTCACAAACAACTTTTCATGACCATCCCCCATTTTTTGATTGGGTACCCTGTTTTTGACAGGGCTGCGGCGGCGAAGTACATCGCCAGGCAGTTCCACCTAGGTGGGTTCACGGTCCGTCTCGTCAGTGAGTACGACATCTATGTGAGTTGGATAGTTACGAAAAAGAAACTGGAAAAGAAGGAAAGTGAAGATGAAGGTGATTTCCCAAATCTAATGAACCTCAAGAAGATGGCGAATCAATACAGGCGGAGAGGTGCGTAGGAAAAAGTGATTTTAAAAACCCCCTTAATCATAAATGGACAATTTGAACGTACTCGTAGAAGCCAAGAAAGAGTATATGGGACAGCTCTGTCTCATTATGTGTCCAGCTATGATTGAAGTTTTTCAGGATATGTACAACGAATCCGTCACCATGTCGAAGGGGAGGAAGGTTCTCGTAATGTACCAGAAGCTCCTCAAAGAGGTGCCAAACTGGTCCAACGCGATGTCTAAGCAACATTCTGACAATATCGCGAATAGGTGTGCTTGGTTTAGTGACCTCCTAGCTGCTGTTTTCGTCGCATGTACTAAAATTCTCTCCGCAGTCCGCCTCAAGTCGGACAATAAGAAAATTGCCCTCAAGCTCCCAACAAATGAGGTATTCATTCAGACCTGCTACAATAATGTCGCAAAGGACCTCTATAGAGATCCCTACATTTTCCACGATGAACAAAGTGAATACACCCGGGATGAGAAGTTATCTCTCCGATTTTGTGGGTGCATCGAAGCCACTGTGAAGGAATTAATCCCCGTACAACAGATTCTCCAGACCTACATGGGCCAAGATTCGAGGGACATCGACCTAGATGGAGATGTTGAGGACACCCCAGACCCAGAATTCGATGAAGCGGATCCATTTGGGGCGCCGGAATCAGAGGCACCCCCAATGGGTGGTGAGGAGCCTCCGATGGGTGGTGAGGAGCCTCCGATGGGGGGTGAGGAGCCTCCAGTGGAAGACTTTACCCCACAGGAGACGGGTGCGGAGCTCCCCCCCACCGGACTCGAAAATGAGTTCAAGACTATTACGAATGTTTCGGTTCCAGAACCAGAGCAGGAACCCCAGGATGAAGATGAAGGTGTCCTATTTGGTGATGCACCTGAGAGGCGTACAAAAAATCCCAGGTATAATTAAATGGAACTCTCCGACTATTTACGTGACCCAATGACCGCTGGTCTTATAGCTGGTGGTATCACCGCCGCTTACATTCACCTCAAAGCAACTCTCAATAATGAGGGTAAGTTGGAACTTAACAAGTACATGAAGCCCGCTGTCCTCAATGCGATCCTCGTGTTCTTTATAGTTTCACAAGGACTTGGTAAGAAGGAGGCTATTTCCAATGACCCTTTCTAAACTTAAAGATTACACCCCCGAAATAAGAAATGGCGTCCGTTACCGCGTTTAACGACATGATGAGTCAATTTCTTGTGGAATTGCACAAGACTTTTCCAGATGAAAAGGGCATCAAGAAGATGTTAACTTCTTTTGATTTACTCAAGAGTACAAACCCCCGCCTCGTTGTAGATGCCTTCATGAAAGGTGTAACCCCTTATGCTGATAAGATTTCCGCAAAGGATGAGACCTTCCTACTTACGGAGATTGAGACTATCGATTTCCTAAAGGATCTGAACATTAAGGGGTATTGGGAACGCATGACTGCAAACACACGTGACGTGACGTGGCAGTATCTACAGACATTGTACATGCTTGGTACCACAATTACTTCTATTCCAGAAGACACACTTTCTATGATTGAAGGTATCGCCAAGGAATGTGCTGACAAGATGCAGGATGGAGAAGGTGGTATTGACCAGGATGCGTTGATGAAGATGATGAGTGGAATGCTTGGTGGTCTCCCAAAAAAATAAACCTTCACCTATACTAAATGAAGACTTGGTTTGACGATCCCGAAGAACTTTTGAACGTTGAGAAGGTGTCTGAATTTTGGCCAACAGGTGAGCAAACCCCAGAAGATAGAGTAAACGCCACCTCTCGGTTTGTGATTTATACAACATGTATTCTCTACCTCACCCGCCGTGACCCAAGAGTATTTGTCCTAGGGGCGACGGTACTCTCAGTGGTATATGTTCTTTACAGGTCTAAGATGGTCAAGGAAGGATACGGTATGAAGACTGTGTGTGGTCAGAAGTGTCAAAAGCCCAGTCAAGACAACCCAATGGGGAACGTTCTCATTTCGGATTACATGGATGCACCAAATCGTTTAGAGGCATGCTACTACGCAACAGTGAAGCCTAATGCGGGGGCGGCGGTTTCCTACGATTCCGGACGTTCTAGATCCCCTCTACCCAAATATCAGCGTAATGGTCTCGCTCGTCAATTTGTTTCGAACCCCGTTACGAATATTCCAGGCGATCAAACTGCGTTTGCAGAATGGTTGTATGGTCCAAAAAATGGACCCATGTGTAAAAGTAATACACGTTTGTGTGACCCCAATATGAGGGGGGTCCAATTGGAGGCCTTCGCTGGTATTGGTGGTGATGGGGATATCAGAGGTCCCCGTGGCGGAACCTATAGTTAGATTAATATTCTTGTGTAATAATAAATGGCGTATCAGCTCCAACCTGGTCTTTCCATAGTTCAAAATACCGGTGCCATCGCTCCTGTGAAGGCGACTGATGAGGTTTTTGTGTATCCTCAGCCCAGTACACTCAATGGTGATGGGGGTCGACCCAATACAATGTTGTATGGAACTGCCCCATACAGAGCGGGTAAGGGTTCCCCAGCACAGTACATAGATACCAGTGATCAACTCCGTCCCCAAAGTACATCCCGATTTAACAAAAACATTGTTCAGACCTACGAGCGTAGACTATTCCCACTTACCAACATGGAGTGTAAGGTTCCACTCCGAACCATGGGGTACGAACCATCGAGTACTCGAGCCGATGTCCAAAATGGTCTCTTTCAGCAAAGGTACGTTAATAAAAATATTAACAAGAAGTAAGAATGGCTGATCCCATATCGCTCATGGCTGTAGCAGGTCTTGTGTACGCTGGTAGAAACTTGAGTAGAACTACTAAGTCTGAAGCCCCACAGGCGAAGGCCGAAACCGAATTTGTCCCTGAACCAGAAATAAATGTAGAATTTAAGGAAAATGACTTTTTGACCCGAACAGGTATTCCCCATAAGAGGGAAATGGACTCGTTCGCAGATATATCAATGCAACAACGGACTGGTGGTCAGGAAATCCTCAACATGAGGAATCGTATGTATGACCAAGGGCGAATGAACAACCTTTCCCCCGTAGAGAAGCAACTTGTTGGTCCCGGTCTAGGTGTTGACGCAAATGTCCCAGCGACAGGTGGATACCAACAAATGTTCAGGGTGAACCCTGTAAATGTGGGTGAGTACAGACTTACAACTTTACCCGGTCGTGCGGGTCCAGCCGCAGATACCACTGGTGGACGCTCGGCGGTCGTTGGTCAGCTGACTCACAACAAACCAGAGACCACGGCTCATCTCCCAACCCGTTTACCTGCGATGCCTGGGCGTGCACAGGGTATGTCTGGTGTTGTTC